CAATTAATCGGTCAAATTTATATCCAACCAACACGCACAGCTGAATTCATTTCGTTAGATTTTATCTTAATGCCTACAGGAGCTGAATTCCCAGGATAAAAATTGAAAAATTAGATATTTATAATAAAATAAAAATAGAAAACAAATGGCAATTTTAAATCCAAACGAAATATTTTTCACAGCGTTTGAACCTAAACAAACAAACCGTTTTATCCTTTATATGGATGGTGTTCCATCATATTTGGTAAAAGGGGTAGGAGCAGTATCTTTAACTCAAACAGCAGTTGCTCTTAATCATATCAACGTTCAACGCTATGTAAAAGGAAAAACTATTTGGAATACTATTCAATTTACATTATACGATGCAATTACACCTTCTGGTGCACAAGCAGTAATGGAATGGGTACGTTTAGGTCACGAATCAGTAACAGGCCGTGACGGTTACTCAGATTTCTATAAGAAAGATATTACGTTCAATGTTATCGGACCTGTAGGTGATATCGTTTCTGAATGGATTATTAAAGGAGCTGTTATTACAGAAGCTAACTTCGGTGATTATAACTGGGATGACGATGGTACTCCAACTAACGTTACAATTACTGTACAACCTGACTACTGTATCTTGAACTACTAATATTAGGTTAAACAATAGATATATAAGAGCTCCAAAGAAATTTGGGGCTTTTATTTTCTTTTAATATATTAGATTTATGAAAAAACTATTTATATTTCTTTTATTGGCCTTTGTAGGATATGGTCAATATTGTCCTGCTTTAGGACCTGATCAAATATTACCTTGTGGTGTAGGATCAACAACTTTAACCGCAAATTTAAATCAATGTGGTACAGGCACAAACCCCAATCAAACAGCAAATTATGGTGTTTCTAACATACCATATGTTGCTCAAACAAATACAGGCACTCAATTGTTTATGGGTGATGATACTCAACAGGGTCCATTTAATATTGGGTTTACATTTTGTTTCTTTGGACAAACATATACCCAATTTTATGTAGGTTCAAATGGTTGGATTTCCTTTTCCCCAGGACAACCAACTACATTTACATCACAACCTATTCCAACGGGTAATTTTTTAGTACCTAAAAATTGTATTATGGGTCCTTGGCAGGATTGGCATCCTGGTATTGGGGGACAAATTAGATACCAAACAAGTGGAGTTGCACCTTGTAGAAAGTTAACAGTAAGTTGGACAAACATGCCTATGTTTAGTTGTACTTCTAATCAAGGTACATTCCATATTGTAATTTATGAATCATCTAACTATATTGAAAACTATATTCAAAACAAACCCCCTTGTCTACAGTGGCAAGGTGGAACAGCAACACAAGGAATCCATAATGCTGCTGGTACTGTAGGAATTGCTGTACCTGGTAGAAACTCAACTGCTTGGATCGCTACAAACGATGCTTGGAGATGGACACCATCAGGACCAGTAGTTACTCCTACTTTAACATGGTATCAAGTTGGAAACCCAAATCCAATTGGAACAGGTCCTACTATTAATGTAACTCCAAATGGACCAACTCAATATACTTGCCATTTAACTTACCCAATGTGTAATGCTGGTTGGTCTACTTGTAATGGAGGTACTGGTTTAGGACCTGATACTGTGTTAGTTGTTCCTGGTCCACCAATTCCATCATTAGGCCCTATTAATGGATTAGATACAATATGTTATTTAAGCTCATACGAAATGTATGATGTGCCTGCAATAGCAGGATACAATTACTTATGGAGCAGTGTTGCTCCTATTACTTCAGGACAAGGAACCAATATCGTTACAGTAGATTTTAGTTCATTCCCTGCAGGATTTATTCCAGGAGCTATTCAAGTAATCCCAGAAGCTAATGGATGTACTGGATTACCTGTAACTATTGATTTATTTATTTTAAACGTTTTGCCTACAATTGATCCTATAGGACCATTTTGTGAATACGACGAATTTGTTACTTTAAACGTAAATCCTGTTGGAGGAATTATTAGTGGTAATGGTGTTATAGGTAATGAATTTTTTCCATCAATCGCAGTAGGAACAAATGTTATTAATTATGAATATACATTAAGTGGATGTACTTTTGATACAACAACTACTGTAACAGTATACCCTCAACCAACCCTTGATTCAATTTCTCCATACAATCCATTTTATGAAATTTGTGAAGGCGATTCAGTAGTAACTTTATTTACTGCTTTATCTAACTTACCTGGATATAATGAATGGACATTTATAGGTACAACATACCAACAAGATGATATATCAATTGCATTCACTAACACAGGAATGTTTCCTTTATCGGTAGTACATTATTCAAATGGATGTGCTTCACCTATTCAAGAAACTACAATTACAGTAGCACGTTGTCCTGAATTGTTATTTTATGTTCCTAATTCATTTACACCTGATGGAAACGAACATAATAATGTTTTTCAGCCTGTATTTACAAATGGGTTTGACCCATATGATTTTCATTTAGAAATTTACAATCGTTGGGGAGAATTAATATATGAATCATATAATTATGTAGAATATTGGGATGGAACATATAACAATACACCTTGTCCTGTAGGATTGTACACATATAAAATTCAATTTGGTTTTAAAGAAACAGACAATGACCAAGTTATAAGCGGAAATGTTAATCTTATTCGATAGGCCAATATTTATAACCATATGAAACTAGATAGTTTACGTACGTTAGTTAAAGAGGAGCTTAGCAAGCGACTAAATGAGGAATACCAAGATAAGTTCAAAATGGTAGGTATGCTTATTACCAATATTAAGAAACGCCCTCAAAAAGAAATCTTCTCAGACATCCGTTCTATTCCAGGTGTTACAGTAGCATCTGTAAAAGAACCTATGGAATATAGTGAACAAAATACAGAAAAATTCCAATCTATAATGACCGTTAAAGTAGATGGTCATCCATGGATTGCATCTAGCGGGTTCGACCGTTCAAAAATGGAAGATATCCGCAAAGCTATATTAAAAGTAGAAGGAGTATTATCATACAATGTAAATCCTGATAATATTTCTGCTCTTTAATATATTTATATAAGACAATTAAGTTATAACAAATAAAAATTATGAGTGAATTTAAATTACCAACTGAAATAGTTGAATTACCTTCTAAAGGTTTACTTTATCCTGAAGGATCTGAATTAGCATCCGGTAAAATAGAAATGAAATATATGACCGCTAAGGAAGAAGACATTCTTACTAATCAATCATATATCAAAAATGGTACAGTACTTGATAAATTAATGAAATCATTAATTGTATCTAAAATTAATTTTGATGATTTATTAATTGGGGATAAAAATGCAATTATGGTTGCTGCTCGTATCTTAGGATACGGAAATGAATATTCTTTTAATTATTTAGGTGAATCATATACTGTTGATTTATCTCAAATTGAAAATAAACCACTTCAAGAAGAATTATTTGCTTCTCGAGTAAATGAATTTACTTTTACTCTTCCTAAATCAAAAAATACTGTTACTTTTAAACTTTTAAATCATAAAGATGAACAAGATATTTCCCGTGAACTAGATGGTTTAAAGAAAATCAATAAAGATTCATTCCCTGAACTTACAACCCGTTTAAAATATGTTATTACTTCAGTTGAAGGAAATCGTGAAAAAAAAGATATTCGAAACTTTGTTGATAATTATCTTTTAGCCCAAGATTCTCGGGCATTACGAGAATATGTTCGCGAGATTCAACCAGATGTTGATCTAACTTTTTTTCCCGACGGAAGTTCAGATAGAGTCAATATCCCAATTGGGGTTAGCTTTTTTTGGCCTGACATTTGATACAGTAGCTCAAGCTAGAGCTGCTATATTTACTCAAATCCACGAAATAGTATTTCATGGTAAAGGTGGATACGATTGGAACACAGTATACAATATGCCTATTTGGCTTCGTCGTTTTACCTTTTCTAAAATTCATGGTTTTTATACTGAAGAAAAAGAAATTCTAGAAAAAAAATCTAGTGGGGGAAAACAAACAGTTATTAATTCTGATGGTACCATTAAAACCCCAAACCTACTCCAAAAACCATCCCCAACTAAAACCCCAGTCAAATATGGCTAAAAATATTAGTTTTTAATATTTATAACAAAATATCTAGATGGCTGCTAATGATAAAGATGATTTAAGGAAAAAAATAGAAGAACAGATTTCCAAATTAAGTGGAAAATCTGTTGAAAACTATAAAGAAAAATTAAAAGCCCTTAATGCAATAAATGCTAGTTTAGATGCTTATAAAACTACCCTCGAAGATATTTCCGATAGAATAGCAGATCAAAGTCAAGGTTTTGCTGGACTTCTTGAAGAAATTCAAGGTATCAATGAAGAATTAGTAAAAGAAGGCAAATTTACTCGAGACGCAACTAAAGCTCTTTCAGGATTAGAATCTATAGCTTCTAAATTAAAAAGTGATCAAAAAGGATACAACGATTTAAATCAAAAACAACTCCAACAAGAAAAATCTAAACTTAAAATTCTTCAAGATCAATTTGAAGAATCTGCTAAACGTATAAAACAAAGAGGTGCTCAAAATGCTCAAGAACAAGCAATTATAGATGCTTATGAAGAACAAAATAGTATTTTTCAACGAACAAATGGATTGCTTGATGATAGAATTGAGCAAGAAAAAATATATGCTAGTAATTTAGGTGCTACCGGGGCATTACTCACAGGAATGAGTAAAATCCCTTTAGTAGGACCTTTACTAGATGTAAATGATGCATTAGACTTAGCTAGAGAAAAAGCTAAAGCAGGAGGCAATGCATTCCAAGTAATGGCTACTGGTTTATCTAGTGTAGGTAAAAGCTTAGTTGATAATATGCTTGATCCATTAACATTAGTTACTGGATTAATTGATACATTTGTAAAACTAGATAAAGCTGCAGGGGATTTTGCTAAATCCCAAAACATGACTTATAGCGATGCCCTTAAAGCACGAGAGTCATATGCTTCTATGGCAGCATCTTCTGGAGATTTAGCATTAAATGCATCCAATTTAATGGAAACCCAAACCGCTATAGGAGAACAATTGGGTACTAATGGTAAATTATCAGAATCAGATTTAAAAACATTTACAAAGTTACGTGAACAAGCAGGCATGACCAATGAAGAATTATTGGGCATGCAAAAGTATTCAATGGCTACCGGTGGAAGTTTAAAAGAAAACGTTGAATCGTTTCAAGCTTCTGCAAAAATAATGTCATTTCAAAAAGGTGTAGCATTAAATACTAAGAAACTTATGGCTGATATGTCTAATGTTTCTAACCGAACTAAATTATCGATTCAAGGAGGTGCTACTGGGTTAGCTAAAGCTGCAGTTGCTGCTAAATTAATGGGTGGAGATTTAGGTAAAGTAGCTGACGTAGCAGACCAATTACTAGATTTTGAACAATCTATTGAAAGTGAACTTTCAGCTGAATTACTTTTAGGAAAAGATATTAATTTAGAAAAAGCAAGACAAGCAGCTTTAAATAATGATCTAGCTACAGTAGCTGAAGAAATTACTAAACAAGCAGGGTCAGCAGCAGAATTTAGTAAAATGAATCGCATCCAACAAGATGCTATGGCTAAAGCTGTTGGTATGACTGCGGATCAATTAGCAGATACACTTGTTGAACAAGAAGCTTTAAAATCTATTGGTAAATCTTTAAATGAAGAAGAACAAAAAGCATTTGAAGCTGCTAAAGAAAAATATGGTATAGAAGAAGCATCAAAAATGCTTCAAGATGGGCAATTAGAAAATTTAGTAGATCAACAATCAAATGCTGAAAAATTTGCCCAAGTTATAGAACATGTTAAAGAAATTTTTGTTAGTATTGTCGACGGACCTTTAGGAGCTATACTAAACGGTTTAGGTGAAATGCTAAAAATGTCCGGGATTATTTATACCGTTACTGGATTAATAGCAGGGATTTATGCTGGAAAAATGCTTGCTGGACTTATTCAAGCTATAGCAAAGATTGGAATTATGCTTGGACTAAATACTGCTAATGCTGCTGCTGCTACAGCAGGTGCATCCGCAATGACTTTAGGTGCAGCACTCCCAATAATTTTAGGTGCTGTAGGTGCAGTAGTAGGTCTTATAGCTTCATTTACAACTGATGACTTGATGTCAGCCCCTCCAGGATATGGTAAACGTACTTTATTAGGACCTGAAGGTGCAATTCAACTAAATGATAAAGATACAGTTATAGCTGGTAC